CGTTCAGCACCGTGTTGCCATGCGTTGCCATCGTTGCACGCAGCTTGATGGATGCCTCGCCATCGATCTTAGCTAACGATTTGGCGTACCCATCAGTCACAACAGCAATCTTATTCGCAACATCTGCAGAAGATGCTTTGCCATTCTGCACATCAACTAGCAGCTTTGCTAATTCGTTGCGGCCTTCCATCTCAAAATAGCCAGACAATTGCAGCGTGCGAGCCTTTTGCAATGCCTTGCCATACACAGAAAAATCACCAGATATTTTTCCAACGCCTGGAATTGCTGACGGCAAACCCTCTTTGGCAAGTGCAAGTTGCTCGTCAGTAATTGGATTTTCTGCTGCAAACTTCAGCGCCTCTTCTTGCGCCATTTCCTTGGCCATGCCAAATACAGTTGTTGACATGCGGTCGATGATGTCAGCCATCGTGGCCGCGCCTCTGGCCTCTTCTCTGGCTGCGGTCATGTAGTCCACCTGTTGCGGCACGATGCGATCCATCGGCACGCCACCTGGGGATGCTATTTGGATGCGACCGGATTCAATTCTGGTTGCCATGTCGTTGCCTTATTATCTGTACACAGTTTGCCCAAACTCAACAAAGCCGCGAGTCAGTGTGGCACCAGCCAATAAGCCAGCCTGCTGACGCGCTGCTTTGCCAGCTTGAGTGTACTGACCAGCTTGGCGCTGTGCCGCAAACACGTTCAGGAAGTTCTGGTAGTCAGTCGATTGGATCATTGCAGATGCATCCTCAAACCCAAGCACTCGAGCTGTCAGTGCGTTGAGATCAGCAATACCAACATCAAACATGGCAGCCTGCACATTCTCGCGCTGGATTGCAGCTGCACTGCCCTCGCCAAACGCAACGCCAGACGCAGCAGCTCGAGCTCTGGCTGTGGCATTGGTTGCCCTCAGATTCTTTAGCAGCTGGTTGCCAGCAATCTGATAGTTGCGTGCCTCAACCTCTGCCTTCTTCAACATCCGGCCAGCTTGGATCTGCGCGTACTGATCCGACATTTCTGCGCGAACCTCGGCCACCGCCAGGTTGTCGCGTGCCTGCAGCAGGTAGCCTGTCTGCTGTTGAATGCCAGCCGCCAGCTGCGCCTGAGAAGCAGCATAAGATGAAATTAAACCAGCGCCTGCAACTATTTGTGATGGGTCAGCCATGTCTATGTTCCCGAGTAAACGGCCACTCTGTAGTCAAGGCCTAGTAAGTTCATCTTCAATGGCAAATTCTGTGACACCTCAATCGACTGCTCACGGCTATAGCCCAGCACGCCATTGACCCGCTTGATGCCAGTGAAGATCGGCTCGGGGTCATCTAGTAGCGGATTGTCCAGCAGCCTGAATGCCACAGGTTGGTTGTTGATTACCAGGTTCTGCGTATCCTCTAGTACCGCAGCAATCTCCACAATGCGCTTCTTGAACGATACTCGACTGCCGGTCTGCAGCTTGATCTCGACAGGCATGGTCTTAACGTAGACTGTGATCGGCAGACCAACCTCGTAGCTGGTGGTCGATGCTCTGTCAAACGTCACCGAGCCGCCACCGCTAACAGTCTCATCCGACTGTGGCACGCCATCGGTAATGACATCTAGCGCCTTGCCAATATGCGGCAGGCCAGATGCGCTGGCTGCAGCGCCACCAGTAAATGCGCAATCTGTATACAGATCATCCTGGAAGCGCTCAATAAAGTACCTTGTTGTGCTATTGAACACGCGCTTGGTCACACAGTAGATCTGTGTCACATCTACGCCCACATCAATAAATTCACCATCGGTGGTGTACTCAGATGGCGAGGTGATCTGCTGACTGCGCATAATCGAAAAGACTGCCATGCTGCCATCGTTGGTGTTGGTCATCAGCAGCAGGTCGGCTTCCTCGGTGCTGGATGCGCGACGCAAAGCAATCCGCTGCGGCCCCTTCAGCAGGTGGCCAGACAACAGCGAGATCCGCTGCGTGATGTAGGTGAGCTGCGTATCGCTAAACAGAAACTCGTTTAGCGATTTACCCTGGCGCTGGATGTAGACCGAGCCAGACTCAACAGACTGCACCCGAGTGCCAGGCTTGATGCCATTGCGCGATACCTGCTTGAAGGTAAACGTCAGCGGGGTGATTGGATCAGTACCCTGCTGCGGCACATAGAACTCACCACCCGTTGTGAATACTTGGAAGTCTCTTGAGCTGATAATGTCGGTGATGACGTTCAGTTCGTTAGTGTCCAGCGTTGCCTCAACCGCGTCATCATCCAGCGATTCGTTTGGAACAAAATCGTAAAAGATGCCGATCTTACTTCCCCACACTGTGGATGGCCGCGACTTACTCCCACCGAAATACAACCGACCTTCGTGGAAAGTGACCGACCGTGGCCAGCCTCGCGTGCTTGACCATACATCCTCGTAGTTATGCTCGAGTTCCCATCGGCCAGCAGCAATCGTGTCTGTGTTAAAGAATGGGTATTCAGTAATCGCCTCAACCACCGTAGCCGAGACATAGCGCGTTATCCGAGCGCGGCCCTGTGGGGTGACATTGACATACTGGTTGACCGCTTCTGTTGTCCAACTTGTGATGCTGTAAGTGCTAGTGCTGTTAGGTGCTGTAGTCCAGGCTCGGTCAACTGTTGCCACCTTGGTGCTGCCAACATAGTCCTCAATAATCCGCACTTGGCCTGCACCAGTGCCACCAGTAATGGTGATGTACAACCCATTGAAGTAATCATCAACCGAGCTAGATGCGGATTTCAGCGTAATCGTTGTGCTGGTGCCAGCTTGGGCTGTACCGCTGTCGTGCTTTGAACTGGTGGTGGTCAGCGTGATGTTGCCGCTGACTGCTGATACCGTCAGGGTTTCCGAATTGTTGGTGTGAAAGTCTATGTTGAAAGCATACTTTGGAACCGTGTCAAACGTGATGGTGGTTGCCGTCCAGGCTGTGTCGCTAGTGCGCTGGATCTGTACCGGCTGCAGATCTGGATGCACGACAATCAGCGTGTCAGCCGACTGTGTCCAGCACATATCGTCAACAATGCTCGAGCCAATGGTGGTGGTTAGGTAGTTATTGCCAGAGCCATTGATGTTAGCCTGCACGACACCGTTCTTGATGACATACATACGATTGTGGGTGAAGCACAGCATGTAGCTGTCATCGACGGAAAACTGAAACGGCACCAGGCGCACCCCATTGCCTGCGCTCTCGGTGCTGGTATTGGGCAGCTCAAGGATGTGCTTGGTGCCTGGGCGGCGACGCAGGCCACCTTGCGGCTGGATCAGGACATTGGTCGCCTTGGCCAGCGCATTGCCGTACTGCTGCAGATCAACACGCGCACGCAGCAGCGGGTCGAGTTCGCCCGTGCTAAAGTTTGTCGTGAAGTCAACAAAGCGCGGCATTAGTTCCTCACCGCGGTCAGTGTGTAATCTTCAATCACGCGCACTGGCTGGTTCTTGCCATCAATCACCATCGCCTGCCGAGCATAGCCACCGCGACCATTCTCTGCTGGATCACCAACAGCAATCTGCCGCCAGCGCAATGTTTTATCGCCTTGTTCCGTGATCGGCTCGGCAATGTGCCAGGCCACCATATACTTCAGCAACTGAACAAAGTATTGCGGCATCGCATACTCTGGTGTCTGGTACTGGTAGTCGATATAGACTGCTTCTAGATTGGTCAGCAGCTTGTCGCCTTGGATTTCCCAATCGACGCTGAGATAGCCACCCACCGCAGCCGAATCACGCACAGCGTGCGGATTACCAAGCCGGTCACCTGGCAGCAGATACTCGTATTTCCAGAAACTGGTTGGTGTCGTAATCAGCCGAGATAGCTGGATCTTCTTCATTGAGAACGACCAGGGGTACATCATCAGGGTCGAATCTCGGATGTCTGGATACAGACGGTCACAGACAGAGCTTTCGTCGGTGCCATCGTTAAAAGATGAGATCGCCTTCGCGCCCAGCAGAATCAGCGCGTCAGAACAAATTGAAACACCCGTGTCGCCTGCTGCCATCGCAACCTCTTAATGTAAGAAAGGGCTGGCCTCTCGCAGAAACCAGCCCTTGATGCTACATGGTGACTATTTAGTCGCCGTCAGTAGCCGACAGCGTGGTGCCGTCAGTTACGTCCACAACGCCAGAAGCATTGGAGACAACGTACACCAATGTGACAACGGCGGTCGAGCCGGTCGAAGTCACGCAGTGGATAACGTCGCCCACTTCGAGCGTGTTGGCCAGCGAGTTGAAATACCCGCTGGTATTAACATCCGCGATTGCATCGGTTGTTTTATAACCGTACATCGACGGAGCATTGCCTCGCTTGGAGGCACTGTAGGCCGTAAAGCCTGCTGCATCATAAGCCATGATTCAGCCCTCCTATTAAGCTGCAGCCGCAGTATCGCGGGCAGTGATTTTGACGATACCCTCGGAATCGATAGCAATCGCACCAGCCGAGAACAGAGCGTTAACCAGCCAGCTCGTTTTCTCAGGGATGTAATTGATCTCGGTGCGAGGAGCGATACCTTCCGCGTAGCCGATAGCGTCTTTGTGGAAGGCAAACAGCGTGCGATCCGACGAACCATCGATTGGCAAACCACCCTCAGAGCGGTCGCCCAGTACATGGAAAGTGAAACCCATGAACTGATTGATTTCGCCCTGTACCAGCGCTTTGACGGTATTGAAATCCGAGCTGGTGACCGAAGTCTGCTCGAGCATCGATGCCAGCGAGTTAGCGTGGATGATGATGTTGCGGCCTTCGGCTGGTACGTTCTTGGTGTTCAAGATCTTCGCAGCTTCGCGCAGCTTGGCAATGTTCATGTTGGTGTTTGCGCCACCAATTGAGTTTGCCACGGTGCCGGTGCTGGTTGCAGCATTCAGTGCGTCGAGGATCAACTGATCCTGGCGGCGACCGATTGCAGCGCCAACGACTTGCGCCAGTTCTGAACGCTCATCAAAGTTAACTTTCTGCTGCGAGAAGATGTCGCTGTACTCGGCGGCATTCCAATCAGACAGCGTGCAAGTCACGGTTGAGAACCCAACATTCATTGGGGTGACATCAGTCTGCGTTACGCGGGCAGTAGCCACGCCGCGACCGACTTTCGGGAATTTAACAGTAGAACCTTCGACACCTTTGCGCTGACGCACAGCACCCACAAGCATTGCCTTGCCCTGGTAGCTCTGCTTTACCTCTGCGTCAAAAAGTGTCACAAAGGCATTAGATAAGCTAATCGCCATGATGACCTCATTTGGTTAAGTAAAGGGTTTTGCGCGTCGGTGAGCCGCATAGTGCGGGCCTTGCTTGCTGCTTACGGCAGCCGATCGGTAGCATCTCGCCACAAGTCAGGGTCGGTAAACCGGTGGGCCTTGCCACAATTGTATTTGCTTTTGGGAAAAATGCAATAAAAAAACCCCAGCGGTTAGGCTGGGGAAAAGTCGCGGCTGCGGGGATTAGTCTTTGACGTAGGTTCTAAACATCCGTTCTACCTTCTGACGGTAGGCTGGATCGCTATTGTATTTGGGATCGGCCACCATCGCATACAGCTCATCCTTGCTGGGTGCGCCTTCAAGCGGTGCAGACTCAATGGGGATGCGACCCTCGTAAGCCTCGCGGATTTTCATCAGCGCGGTCAATCCTCGGGCTGTGCCGCCCATAATCCGAAATTCATCGAAGTCATCCTTAGACCAGACACCCTTGGCCACCAGGCCACGCGCCCAATCGACCATGCCATTGACCACAGCTCCGGCGTTTGGGCCTAGCTTCTTCATTTCCTCGGCTGGGTCAACCATCTCGCCTGACATCATCTCCTGTGCCTGGCTGCGCAAGGATGTTGCCAGATCGTCAAACTGTGCTTGGGAAAGGCCATTCTCTTTTGCCCAATTGGCCAGCGTGCCAGCGATTGGATTGTCTGCTGACTCCTCGCCGCCGAATGCGCTGAGATCATACTTGCCATCAGCCGGCGCATTGTGCGCACCCTTGCTGATCTTGGCACGCAGGTCGCGCCATGACTTGGCAATGCCTTCTAGGTCTGGCTCGTTGTTGTCTTTGTTCCAGAAGTTCTCAGGCCAATAGTCTGGCCGCTCGAGCGGATCTTCTGCCGCTGCTTTGGTGGGGTCAGGTGGTCTGTGGTCAATCTCGACTGCCTGGGTTTGTGCTGGTGTGTTTGGGTCTTCGACGCTCACGCTGTCGAGTAGGCCAGATGAACTGGGCTCGACTGTCTGGTCTGTCATAAATTCCTCGCTTGATTGATCCGTGCAATTATTTCCCGCACGACAGTTCTCTGCCCTTCAGCAAAGAATGCGTGCGAGGGGTCTGCACCAGGCACGGCAACTGGCACATCCACATACATCTGCCGCAGCCAATCCAGCAGCTTCTGGCCGTCCTCGGTGGCAAACACCCGCAAGCACAGCCGCGCTAGATCCTCGCGCTGCTGTTTTACCTCACGGATGTCCTCGGCGTAATCGGCCTTTTCTAGGTCTTCCCAGCTCATTTAGTAGGCAGTTGAGTAACTTCTTCAGGGCTGGCAAATGGCGACTTGTTTTCCTTCATGCGCATGACGGCATGGTCAACAGCCTTGTCCATAATCGACTTTGGCATCTTCTCCATAAACATCTTAGATTCAGGATTGTTGCGCATGAGATAGTTCAGCTCACTTTTATTGAGTGTCGGAACAATCAGCGGAATCAATGTCTCTTTACCATTAAGACCAACACCAATGCTGATCTCGGTCATCACGTTGCCGTCTGGTCGCTTGATCTCGCCAAAGTATCCAGCGCCTTTGGCGGTCTTGTCTGGCCGCATTCCGTAATCCATTACATCGCCCCTTCAGGCATTGCACCAGCTTGCGCCTGCATGGCCATTGCCTGCGCCATTGCAGCTTCTTGCTGTTGCTGTTGCATGGTTTCCATCAATACTGCACGTTCGGCTGCCGTATTGCGAACTGCAGCAGGCACGCCCAGTTTGTCGCCAATGTAATCAACCACGGCATCTGTCTTGATGGCCATTGCGCCATCGGTGCCGAAGCCCTGCATGAGCTGAGTGTACTGAATGATCGCGTTGACCTCCTCCATGTTCTGCGCCATCGCCAGCGGTGCGACCGGCACCACCTTGGCCTCGAGCCCATTGACCCGCAACGGCATATCGATCAGGCCGCGCTCATCCATCACCTCGAGGATCTTGGCAACCAGCGGGATCATGGTTTCGTTGATCAGGCGACCGAATGCCGAGCCCAAGTTCTGCGCCAGTTCCTTCATGCGCTCAACAATCTCGGTGGCCGACCGAGCGCTCATGTTCTCAGGCGGCAGCGACTCATCCAGCAGAATGCGCTTGATGTTCTGCACCAGGTCATTGATGACTAGCTGCGATACGTTGAAGTCACCCGAGCGGGGCAGCGCTAGCAGTGCTGGGCCTTGCGGGCCACCGTTACGCGCCACAGGGATGATCGCACCAGGCACCAGCTTGACCGTATTCGGATTCAGCACACCATCGTCGGCTGCAGTGTAGACACCAGCCACAGCCAGGGAAGCATTCTTGAGTAGCAGTTCCTTGGTCTTGTTCAGCGTCTTGATGTCGGGCAGCGCCGTCATCAGCGGGCCGCGACCATAGATCTCGCCTGCGACCTTCATGTACCGCGAGATCACCCAGGGTGAAGTCTTGCGGCGACGATAGACCAGTTCCTCTTTGCCCTCTTTCCAGATAACGTGATAACAGTAGTCGCCACGCTTGGCATCAAATACGGTGGCTTCCAGCAGCTCAACATCGTCGGTTGGCTTCTGCTCAATCAGGCGCGTCAGGGTGTCGGGTATCTTGGCATCCGGCCACTGGCGCTGGATCGACTCAGCCTTCATGCGCATTCTGCGGTAGACGTTATCCACCTGGCCGTTGGCACCTTCTTCGTAGCTAACCAGGAACAATGGCACTGGCACGAAGTTGATCGGCGACACATCATCACCTGGCTGCACCATCATGCAGGCAGTACCAACTGCGAGATCCAGCAGGAATTCACCAATGGCAATGTCAAAGTTGGATTGTTTTAATACGGAAAACATCTGTTCGCCGTAGACATCTAGCACCGACTGCAGTTGCTGGCGACGATCCATCGGGATTGATGGGCCAGGCTCGAGCCGAGCCCACTTGCGCTGCGGTGGGAACACAACGGATTGCAGCCGGTTGGCAAAGCGCTGAGTCGAGTTAATTGCGGTGGAATCGAACACCCGTGCCATCTTCTTGCTTCCAGTGCTGTTGCCTTCCCACAGGCCATAGAGCTGGCGCTGTGGCAGGGCAAACTCGTAGGCATCCTGATAGAGCTGCTGGAATTCGTCCTTCTTGCGCTGGGCGAGTTCCTGACGCTTCATGATCTCGTCAGGCTTTAGTCGCATTGCCCCGAGCGGTTCTTTGTAGGCCATGATCAATCGTCCTTGTTTAACTTGTATTTTTCCAGCAGGTTGCGCCCCTTGGCGGCTAACCTGGCTGCAGCACCTGCGGTGCGCGGCACCGGCTCACCCCATGCGTTGGCAGCCTTTGCCAGCCTGGTCGGATCGCCATCGTCATCAACCAGCGGCCCGCTTGGGTTGGTATAAAACCGAGTCAGGAAAGATCCTTTGCGACGCGCACGCTCACCAGATGGCGACGATTCCTTAACGCCAGGCTTTAAGTTCTTGCTCTCGCCTGATCGCTCAAAGTGTCTGCGGCCAGCCTCGGTCAGCCCGCCTTCTGGATCGCGCAACATCAGTCTTCTTCTTCCTCGAGTTCAGCCTCGTCCATCATTTCTTTCAGGCCGCGCATTGGCTTCTCTGACTTCTTGGCTGCCATGTATTTCTCAATCTTCTTGCGCAACGCAGGCGGGAGCTTCGACAGCTCGACCATACCTTCTTCTTCCTCATATTCTTTTTCGATAGAGATTTCGATTTTCATTGCTTGCCTTTCGCCGCGGCCATGTTATCGATCAAGTTGGGATAGGGTCGGCCTGCCTTCTGCGCTCGACGCATTGCCATACGCTTCTGCGCTTCGGATAGTTCTTTTGGCTTGCCTAAGTCTTTTGGTCTTGGCTTATCCCATACCTCTTTCATCATTTGCCTTTCTTGGCCATACCGGCCTCAGACAGCGCAATCGCAATCGCTTGATCACGCGACTTGACCTTGTCGCCGCTGGATGACTTCAGCTTGCCAGCTTTGTACTCGCGCATGACTTTGGAAACCTTGGTCTTCATCTTGTCTTCTTTGTCGTAGTGTCCTGGCATGATCAGCTCTCCTGCAACATGGGTCTAGTGATGCGTCTACCGACTGCGCCCAATCGCGCAGCCTTACGTTCTGCTACTTCGCGCTTGAAAGTAGTTTCAGCTTGGCCACGCTTTGCTTGCAATGCTGATGCGTCAAACTCACCCAACTCTGGCATGGTCGGCGCTGTTGGCGCTGTGGGTGCTTTCTCTGTAAATGCACCAGGTGGTGTTCTCATGCGCAGTTCTTCGCCAACCTTTGCGGTCACCATCCTGCCAGTTGGCACTCTTCTAGCGCCACGGCCTGCGCCTTGAATTACAGTCTCAGGCACTTGCCCCATGATGTCTTGAATAAAGTAATTGGTTGGTAGTTCATCTCTGCGGTATTGCCTGCCACCAATAACGAAACCAGATCCACCACGATTTGCCCATGTTGGCGCGTTAACCTTTTCGCCCGCTGATGTTGGGAAATCCTCAATGGCTTTCTGGTAGGCAGTTAGCTTGCCGCGATAGTCTGCAGCCTGCTTCTCGTACTCGCCCATCGCTGTCTTGTACTGCTCGGCAGCGACGTTGTACGGTTCCATCTTTCTGGTTTGCTCTGCCTGAAATGCACCAAACGATTGCTGGTACTCGCCGGTAATTGCTTCGACGTTTCTCTTGTACTCGGCGGCCAGACGGTCGATGTCCGTCATTCTGCGTGTATTTATTTTCTTAACCATTATTGCAGCCTCATTCCAGGTGTAAGCTCTGGCGATACCACTCCCAACTCAGGAGTCAGGCGCTCTTGCGACAGTAGCGCACGGCGACCACCACGGGTGCGTGCCTTCAATGCAGAGGCCTCAGACTGTGCAGCCTTGCGACGTTCTTCATCAGCAGCGGCCTGCACTTCCTTGGCCTTCTTCTCCATCTCGAGCTTGTTCTCTTGGTACTGGAGCTGCTGCGCTTGGAATTGCTCACGCGCCAACGATGCCTGCTGCTCGAGTGACGCGCCTTGTTTGGCGTACTCTGCGGTCTGGCGTGCCAGCTCAGTACGCATTGCGGCGGCATCATCTGCCTGCTGTTTCAATGCTGCAGCCTGCTGACGTTCAGCATCGCGACGCGCTTTGCTGGCTTCACTGGCTTGATAGATAGTGCTTCCAAGAATTGCTAATGCTACCCAAGGCACGGCCATGATTGCCCCCTATTTACAAAATCACCGTTGATTCTATTGGTTTTGCAGCAGGTTGCAACCGTAAAGCTATACGGCAGATATACCTTACGCAAAAATATCGAAATCCATCTTTGCCACGGTCATGCCAGGCGCTCTGCCGCCTAGGCTATGTGTTCTTGTCATACGGTTATATTCGCCACCACCGAGCATCAGGTAGCCGAATGAGTCGCCAATGTGTGAGTGTTCGTTCTTATTCGGCGCATCTCGGAACCGTTCCTGGCCTGCGCCGACTGCAACCCGCTTGAAGTGATAGCCACCGGCTAGAGCCTTTCTCAGCAGCTTGCAGGAGCGGTTGACGATAAGACCAGGCTTGCCATCGATTAAGCGCTGCATAGGCGCTGCAGAGGCTTCTCGGCGTACCTTGAAGTCGTTGGAAGCAGTAGGCTGCGCCTTTAATCCCAGGGTGCGCAGGAAGTCGAAGGCAGTCACCTCGTAGATCGCATCGCGGGCCATACCGGCAGGGTCGCCCCAAATCATGACCTGGTGCTGTGGGTAGCGGGTATTAAGTTCAGCCAGCAGTTGCATACCGAACCGCTCGAGCCCCATGTCGAAGGTGACGATCTCATGGTGGATTACCCAGCGACCGTTAGGCAGACGCTGGCCAATGGTGGCTGCTGGTGTCAGACCGAAGTCGAGCCCGACCTGGATTGGCACATCCATTGATAGATCGGTTTCGCCTGACATGGTGGAGTCATCGTATTCGGGCCAGACGGGTCTACCTTCTTGGACGTAGGTGTACAGGCCGCCTGCGTAGCACTTGATCCAGTCGAGGTTCTTGCCGAGTAACATTTGTTGGTAGTAGCCACCTGGCAGGTTGTTGACGTTTTCTGCGGCTGGGTTAATCTTCCACCACTTACCAGCGGCAAAGACATGGTCGTTTGCTTCAGGGTTGTCGGGCAGATCGGCAGGGTCAACCTCCTTCACGCCACCTGGTTGCTGCCAAAACTTCCAGGCATACGGGCCGGACATCTTTTCCTTGACGGCCATGCGGTGCCACCAGTGGTCATCATCGGTCGGGTTGGTATCCATCCAGATGCCGTGCCAGGTAGCGCCACCGTCGCGCTTGGTTGGGTAGCGGCCGACCCTATGCGTAAGCCCGTCGATGACTGCTTTTGGGAGCTCTCGGGCTTCATTGACCCAGGCACCGGTCAGCTCAAGCGAGAGCAGCTTTCTAACGTCCTTGGGCTGATCCAAAGCCAGGAAGATGACTTCCATGTCGATGCCTGCAGCATCACCGCGGGCAGGCAGCCGGATGTGGTGGGTAATCGGTGGAGTCCAGAGCATTGGGCCAAACGTAGACTCAGGAAACAGATCGAGCCAGGTCTTAATCGTCGTGGTCTTCAGCATGGGGTAACTGTTTCGCACCACGGCCCAGCGGGTGTAACGGATGTTGTCAACTGGGCTTGGCTTTTGCTGGATCGCCTTCTTGAAGATCTTGGCCGCGCAGGCGTAGCTCTTGCCCGATCCTACCGGCCCCATCACGCCCTGGACGAAGTTGTCCGACTTGAAGAAGTCGTAGACTACTGGGCTCAGACTGAAGTCGAACCTCAAGCCCCCTGTCGCCACCGTCTTTTCTGACTGCTGTTTTGTCTTTGCCACGTTTCCTCCAGAGGCTCATTATTCGCTAGCAGGTGCGACCACGTTCACATCAATCACGCTCGGCTTGTCATTCTCGTCAGGGTTGTCGAGCAGGCCAGACGCCTTGGCCAGCAACCGCAAGACACCGACCTTGTCGTACAGCTCGATGTCAAGAAAGTTGTAAGTGTTGCCATCTTTATCGGTGGTGGTCTTGACGCTGATTTTCTTGATGGCCTGCAGCGCGTGATCAGGGATCTGATGCGAAGCCTTGACCTTGACGTTGCCTTCCTCATCCCAGGTCATGATGTCGGTGATCTTGGTGTTGGCCATGCACAGCAGGGCATAGCTGACAGCTTCACGATTCTGGATCAGGGTGTTGGATCGCTCCAGGTTGCGCTGGATAGATCTGACCCCACCCCAGTTAGTCAGGGGCGGGATGACAGAGGATTGTTTCTTTGATGCCATCAATGTCACCAGGGAATGTCGCTGTCAACGCCAGGCTGTGGCTGGTAGCCATTGCCCTTGGCCTGCGAGTGACTACTCAACGGTGGTGACACAATCGCCTTTTCCTTGCCAATCTTTACCTTAAAGTATTCGTCGCCAGCCTGCGTCTTCGCACGACTTACATCAAGGAAATAGAGCTTCCCATCCGGCAACATAATGTCGCCACGGAAGTCTGCGTGCCAGTCTTCCTTCTTGTCACGATTCGCAAACGCAGAGCCAAAGTTAGGCTTATGGTTATATTTCATTTGGGTAACTCCTGTTAGGCGGGGTACTCATCGCACTGGCGCTCTCTCAAGCCGGCGGTGCTGTCCGGCAACTCACCAGCACAACTTTCCCCCATGTCATTAAAACACCAAAAACCCCGCCTAAGGAAAAACGGGGGAAAAATTGTGGGTGACCCCCGCTAGCGCCCATGAGGGGGGGAGGGGGCAAAGGGTGCATTTTTGACAACGTATGATGCCAACCTGATAACGCAATCGATTGTGCAGCCAGCCCGTGCCAGCATCGCTTGAAACATGACACCCTTTCAATCCCCCCCCCTGTCAAAAGACCATACGTTCGTTTGGCAGTTTGACGGTATCGGATTACAGGCGATCTGAGCCCTTTTCCCATGCCACCCATGTCTGCCTATTACCTCACCCCTGATCGCGCCTTGTAGGTGCCTTAGATCGCGTCTAAACGCCATGTGTGCGCAGCAGGTTCTCTGCACTGAGGTTGATCATGTCATCTGCCAGCAGGTATTCGCTTGTCGGAATAGCAATCCCTTCAGCCTGGTAGCGGTCTGCTATCTGTTTGGCAACTGTTTCAAGTTCGGCAACTGCTATTGTTCCTACTAACATCTTTAGTACTTCTTTATCCTTAAAGTTAACCTTTAATACTTTACTTAAA